GCAACAATCCCTGCAACGGTGACCGGTAACTCGACTGGGTTCAAGCGTCCTGAGGAGGGTGGTGGCATGGTTGTGAATGTGAACGCTGGTTTGATTAGTAGCCCAGCTACTCTGAGCCAGGAGATTGTTGACTTGTTGACTGATTACTCAAGGCTTAATGGTTCTATCAACTTTGGTGGCGGCGGATTTGGACTGACTAAGTAATGGCTAAGGCAACTAAGTGGGGTTCAACATACAAGGTGTTGTTGGATGTTGGTTTTCTTGCAAACGAGTTCATTCTTGATACTTCCGAGTTGGATGGGTTCGCTGTATTGGATGGTTCCACAGACTTTGTGGACATCACACAGTATGTTACGAACATCAATATCAATCGTGGCCGTGCGTCACAACTTGATTCGTTCCCTTCATCGAGTTGCACGATTGTTGCTGATGATCGTGCAGCCAACCGATACTTCGATCCGTTGAATACAGAATCGGAATGGTATTCGGGTGGCACTGTGGGTGTCGCACCACGTCGCAAGTTTGAGGTGTACGGAGGGACTGCCGGTACACAAGCGATGTTCACAGGATTCGTTTACGACTTGAACATTGACTACGCCGATCCTGATCTGTCAACAGCAACGATTGTTTGTACCGATGCGCTCGGCCAACTCGGTCAAACCGTGCTGACCGGTTTTAATCCTTCGTCACAGTTGACCTCTGCCCGTGTATCAGCAATCTTGGATCGTCCAGAGGTTGCATTCTCAACAGCTCTGCGAAGCATCGAGACAGGTGTTGCGACGTGTGGAACGGTTGCGTATGACGATGCGACAAATGTGTTGCAGGCGTTGAATGATGTGGCGACGGCTGAGGGTGGGCGTTTGTTTGTTGGTCGTTCTGGGTTGGTTAATTTTGATGCTCGGGTTGGTGCTGCGTCTGGTTCGGCTGTTGCGAACTTTGGTGGTACGGCTGGGTTGCCGATTCAGTCTTTGTCTAATGAGTATGGGGCTGAGACGGTGTTGAATCGTGTGGCTGTGCAGATTGATGGTGGTACGGCTTCGAGTGTTGCGACGGGTACTGCGTCCCAGGGGGAGTATGGGATTAAAACTTTGTCGTTGACTGGTGTGCCATTGGTTAATGATGCTGCTGGGTCTGCGTTGGCTAGTTTTTTGTTGTCTAAGTTTGAGAATCCGACAGTCAAGTTTTCGGGGTTCACCGTGTTGTTGAATGCGTTGACGGCTGCACAGCAGGAGGTTGTGGCAGGTTTGGAGATTGGTGATTTGGTTTCGGTGTCTAAGACGTTCAATGTTGGTTCGCCTTCTACGGTTTCACAGAACGTGGTTGTCGAATCAATCCGGCACAGCATCAACCCTCAACGGCATGATGTCACAGTTGGGTTGGGTCAGATTCGGCTAGCCTTTGTGCTGGATACATCAAACCTCGATAACCCCGATTACGGACTACAATAGGAGCATTATGGCAAGCAACTCAACCTTCTCATCTGGAAACGTCTTAACTGCTGCACAAATGAATAGCCTGCCTTGGGGAATTGTCACAGCAACCGCAGGCGGTACATCAGGCGACGGATATATCCGCAATACCACAAGCTCAGTTAATATCGGTGCGTCTATTGGTGATGTAAGTGGTATGACTATTTCGTGGACTGCAGATTCTACGCGCATTTACAAAATTACTTTGACACTTTCTGACATAAATACTCAGTTAGGTATGACACCGTTTTTGCTTGACATTACAGACGGTTCTAATGTGACAAAATATCAAGCCCGCCAAAGTTTTGCCGCTAACGAAACCAGCACTATGACCATGTCTTATGTCGAAACAGGTTTAACAGGCACTATTTTGCGAAAAGTGCGTGTGCAAGGCACAACAAACGCAGGAACATTTAACACCAATGCGGCAGCCGCATTATCGGTATTTGTAATCGAGGACATCGGGTCTGTTTAAAAATGATAAAGCTGCAATACATTTTGGCTAAATAATGTGCGCACTTCACGTTGGTTGATTGTTGCGCCAGCTCTTCTAGCCTCAATCCTTAGTTTCATACCGTCAGTATCTGCTGATCCGGTATCAGGTTTGCTCACCACGTATTACACGATTGATGCGATTCCTCCTGTCAGGTCTGACAGCGTGTATCCAATTTGTGGTTACGAATTAGAGAACAACATCAATCGAAGCTATGACGGTGAGCCGTATCAGAACTGCACCGATGATTTGTTCATGGTTCACATGACAGGTTTCATCACAATCCCTGAGCATCAGACGATTGAGTTTTGGTTGGCTTCTGATGATGGTGGCACAATCAAGATTGGTACCGAGGAGTGGGGTACTTGGAACGATCAGGGTTGCACGTGGATGGAGTCAGGGCAGATAGACATTAGTGCAGGCAGTCAACCACTCGACCTTTGGATGTACGAGAACGGTGGTGGAACGTGCATACTTCTTGCTTGGAACATTGACAACTCAGGTTGGGCAATAGTTCCCGATGAAGCCTTCACGACCGATTACCAGCAACCAGTTCAAACCACTATTGCAGACACAACTATTCCTGACACAACAATGCCGGAGACAACAACAACATGGGAAACCACAACAACTTCTACGACTGTCGAACCAACAACTGTTCCTGCTACAGACCCACCGACTACTACGACACCTCAAACAACTACGAGCGTGAGTCCCCAAACAACAGAATCAGAAGAATCGTCAACGACAACAATGACAGAACCCCCGACACCAACAAGCACCCTGCTACCAAAATCCATTGAAACATCATCCACCTCCTCAACCAGTTCTAGCACCACCACCACCTCAACTACAAGCACTACAACAACAACCCTGCCCCCACCCGAAACCACCCTGTCAGAGCCAACACAAGCCCCTGAGACAAGCCAACCAGCCGAAGACGCACCACTGTCACCCATCAGCGATGAGGCCGTAGTCGAAGCCCTAGCCGACATCGAGCAGGCAACCTCAGCCCAAGTTCAAGCCATCATCACCGAGCTGCTCGCCTTCGACCTCAGCCCAGACCAAGCCGTCTCCATCGCATCCGAACCAGCAGTCCTGGAAGTGTTGACGAACGCTGAAGCCGAACAAGTATTTGAGCAGGTCGCAGTTGAGGAGTTGACCACCGAGCAGGCAACCGAGTTGGTGGCTGCTGTGCAGGATGCACCATCCAAAGTGCGTAAAGCGTTCGAGGCTGTGTTGAATCTGTTTGAAGGTTTTGCTGATGATTATGTTATGACGAATCAGAATGTGCCAATCAAAACTCGTCGTGCATTGATTGCCTTGAGTGCTGTATTCTTGGTGTCAGCCCCTGCACCAATCCGAAGGAATCGATGATGAAGTTGTGGGGTGAGTTCCATGCGTTGCTGTGGACAATCGCTGCTTCTGTCACCACCATTCTCACATTGTCTGGGGCTATCCAACGAGTCGTGATCTGGCTCACTGTTGGAGCATTAGTTCTGCACCTGATCGGCGCACTCAACAAGAAAGAAGATAAGTCATGAAGAAGTTACAAGATGTCGGTGGTCGTATCGTTGCAGTGTTCCTGTCGTCAGCTCTTGCCATCGTTGGTGGTTCGGCTGTGATTGCACCGGAACTTGAGATTTGGAAGTCGGCTGTGTTGGCTGGGTTCGCAGCAGTTGCAACCGTTGTGCAGAAGTTGGCTCAAGCATCGCTTGATGGCAACCTCACATTGGACGAAATCAACGACGCATTCGGCGCAAAGAAAAAATAAACTCATGACCAAGATGCCTTGGCCTGTAGTCCCAATCAAGTTCTGTGAACACCTCAAAGGCAAGAAGCCTTCAGAGGTATCCCTCACGATGTTGCGACCCATCAGTGGTGGTGGGCAGTTGCATCATTGTGCAGCTCGGGCTTGGGAGGCAATGAAGCATGCTGCTGAGGCTGAGGCTGGGATCAATCTGAAGCCAACTTCGCCTGGTGATACTTATCGAAGTATCGCTGTGCAGAAGGCTGGGTTCTTGAAACGGTTTCAACTGGAGCCGATTGAGGGCGCACAGACCAGAACTTATGACGGCAAGAAGTGGTATCTGAAGAAGGGCATGGCTGTGCTTGCCAGTCCTGTTGATGATCCTGCGAAGTGTTCACGTCACATGTTGGGTATCGCCGTCGATGTTGCTAACGCCTCCGGCAAGGTACTCGCGTGGTTGTTGCAGAATGAGCAACGGTTCGGCTTCAGTCACGAAATAGTTGACATGCCAGGTGCTGAGCCTTGGCATCTACGCTGGACAGACTCAACACCGAACCAAGCCGTCCTCGACTACGAGGCAGCCAATCCGAAGCCGGTTGCATGATGGATTGGGGCATCGTCGCAGCAGCGTTGATCACGGCTGTTGGTGGTGTCATCACAACAATCCTGATGAGGGTGCGTAAAGAAAACACGGAAGACCACGCAAGAGTCGTGGGTGCCTTAGAGGTGCTTAGTGGAAATGTGAAGTCGGTTGCGACTAAGTTGGATTCACACATCGACTGGCATCTCAAGGGGATCACCAATGGCGAAACTATTGCAGGAGATAAAGGCGCAAAGCCTAAGAGGAACCTCAAAGCTAGATGAGATAGTTGCTCAACTCTCTGCCGAAGATGGCAAAGACCTACGTGACGCAATGCTCGACCCCACCATCAGACCCATGCAAATCGTGCATGCTCTGAAGAAGCGTGGATTCAAAATGTCTCCATCGGTAATCACCCGACATCGAGACAACAATGTCACTCGCTGACGACTTACGAGAAGCAGGCGCACCAGCATGGCCTGTCATACAACCTGGCAAACGGTACACAGTCCCCACCCTCAACCCCAAACCAATCCGACAAGGTGAATACCAGACAGCAGTGATTCTGCCTGACATGCAGCTCGGCTACTTCCATCAACACGGAGGGAACCTAGAACCAATCCACGATGAGCAAGCCATCGAGGTTGCGATGCACATCATCAAAGCATCCAAGCCTGCCCAGATCGTTTTGGTTGGCGACAACCTTGACCTGTGCGAGTTCGGCAAATATCGGTACACACCAGCATTCGCCAGAACGACCCAAGCGGCGATTGACCGTGCGACAGAACTGTGCGCACAGTTACGCAAACTGGCACCCCAAGCCACCATCACTTGGATCGCAGGCAACCATGAAGAACGGCTCGGCAACTTCATTCTTGACTCAGCCACAGCTGCGTTCGGGCTTCGACGTGGCAACATCCCTAGTGAGTGGCCTGTGATGTCGGTGCCGTATCTGTGCCGTCTTGATGAGTTTGAGGTGGAGTATCTGAGTGGATACCCAACGGGTGCGCATTGGATCAACAACAATTTGAAGATCATTCATGGCGACAAGGTGGCATCTGGTGGGTCAACAGCGCACAAGTATCTGTCATCCGAGAAGGTGTCAGTCATCTTCGGACATATCCACCGCCGTGAATGGGCTGAACGAACAAGGGACTACCACGACGGTGCGCAAACAATCATGGCTGCATCACCAGGATGTCTAGCTCGAACCGATGGAGCCGTGCCAAGCACCAAAGGTGCAACAGACCTTGATGGCCGTCCGTTGTATCGATCAGAAGATTGGCAGACAGGAATCGCAGTCATCGACTATGAACCTGGTGACGGCAAGTTTGTGTACGAGCAGGTTGCTATCAGTAACGGTTGGGCAAGATGGCGTGGTGTTGACTACTTTGCTGGAGGTAAGTGATGAGTAAGCCAATGGTGTTGGTGACTTGGGCTGATGCCCATTCAGGTGTCGCAACGTGGACACCGATTGATTCACTCGACAAGGATGAGATGCTTGTCTATACGTGTGGGTTCCTGTTGGCAACCTGTGATGGTGGCAAACCTGAACACATCACCATCTACCAGTCACGAACAATGGAAGACGACATTGACCATGTTCTCCATATTCCATGCGCAATGGTGCGCAAAATAGCAATCTGCACCCCCGATCAACTAGGGTAGGTCTTGGCTCGTTCGCACCCGATTGGTCGCTGAACAGCCCCCACACCTTCCTCCTTGGGTGTGGGTTATATACCCATCAACCTGCGAAGATCGGACAAGACATGAGACGCATCACAGCAACCATTGTCACCACACTCACCCTCATCATCGGCATCGGAACTGCACACGCAGCCCAAGCCCCAAAACCCACCCACAGCCCTTCCGTCACCCGAATGGAAGTGATACCCAAAGAATCCCAGCCGACCATCAAGTTCCGGCACGGCGACATCAGTTGGTTGCCACAGCTCGCAAAGCAAGCAGGTTGGCCACCTCGCACCTGGAAGAAACTAGGTCACATTATCCTGCGCGAAAGCGGAGCCTGCCCCTATCGGAAGGGTGGGGACATCGTGAATAAGAACTGCGAAGTCATCGGTCACGACGGCTCAAATCATGCGTCAGACAGTGGCTTGCTTCAGATCAATGCTGTGAACTACCGAGTCAGCAGGAACAAATGGGCTGCGGTCTGCCTAGCCAAGATCGCCTGCACCCAAGAACCACTGCTGGACGCGCTCACCAACCTTCGCGCCGGACTGGTTTTGTACAAGATCGCAGGCTGGTCGCCTTGGACTCCCCCACCTGGCGGTTGGTGACCATCCACCACCTTGCACCATCAATGCCCTAATGTCGAATGTGACCCATAGGAGGGCAAACAAATGGAACCAATGACAGACAGAAACAAGGCAGGCTGGATTATCGCATTCACAGTGATTGGATGGATATTCTTCTTGCTACCAACCAGTGGTGATGACTTCGCACCGCAACAACCAATATCAGACTTGGCGTGGATCAACTGGGGCATCATCAATTTTGTTGCTCTGATCTGTGTTCACTTGCTGATCAGCAAGGAACATCGTGCGACAAAACGTGGCATCAAAACAATGAAGCGTGTTGCACGCAAACGCTTGAGAAAAGAAAACAATGAACGGGTGTCCCTTGGATACAGGCCAATCAGCATGGAGCAGCTAATGAAGAATGCTCGCCAAACACATCCAACCCATCACAAACATGACTGAAGCACACGTTGTTGAAAGTTGGTCTGAGGGTGCGCACACCTTCAGACCAACTCAACCTTTATGGATGACCGAAGCAAAATGTAAAGGTCAAACCGATCTGTTCTTCAACGAAGGGAACAGCATCTATGTTCGTGCAGCAAAAGTTATTTGTGGCACCTGCCCTGTACGGCGCGAATGTTTAGCGTTCGCAATGAAGAACGATGATCAAGGCATCTGGGCTGGTACATCAACCAACGAACGTGAACGCATACGACGTGCGCTGAGGAAGAACATTAGAGTCTTGACATCATGACATCACCACAGAAGCGCAAAGGATCAGCAGCAGAGTTAGCGGTGGCTAAGTGGCTCAACCGTCTCGGCTGGACTGGTGCTGAACGCAGCCGTGCCGGTTGGACAGATGATCGAGGCGACATCGATGGCATCCCAGGGGTCTGCATCGAGGTCAAGAATGAGAAGCGAATTGATCTGCCTGGATACCTCCGTGAGCTGGAGGTGGAGATGAAGAACGCTAAGGCTTGGGCTGGTGCGGTCATCGTGAAACGGCGTGGATCAGCCGATCCTGCTGATTGGTATGCGGTCATGCCAGCACAGAAGTGGGCTGAATTGTTGCTTGAATTAGACCAACCAAACAACCCCACAACACCCCCAGGTGAGTATCCCCATCGGCACACATAAGAGGTGCTACAGTCACAATCCTAATAATTCCCAAGCACTAAGGAGCCTGCGAAATGAGTACAGAAGACTTCATTCAAGAAGAAGCACCGAAGGATCGTTGGGGACGTTATCTCGTCCAACAACCCGAAGGTAAAGCACGCGGATACACCAGAGTCACAACTGTCGCAAAGACACTTGATGACACAGCATCACTTGCTGATTGGAAGGTACGCATGGCAATCACAGGGTTGGTTCAACGACCAGACCTCCTTGCACAAGCATCAACAGCGATTGATGATCGCAGTCGCATGAACAAGATTGCCAATGATTGTGTTGAAGCAGCTGGTGCGTACAGTCGTGCCAATCTTGGTACAGCGTTGCACGCAATCACTGAACAGATTGATCTTGGTTTGAAGCCTGCAATCTTGCCAGGGTTACAAGCCGACATTGACGCTTACATTGCAGGCATCGCCGCATACGGAATCAAAATGCACGACGAGTTCATTGAAGTGCTACTCATCAACGACGAGTTGGAATACGCGGGTACAGCAGACCGCATCGTCACCCTGATGGATGGTCGTCTGGTCATCTTCGACTTGAAGACAGGCACCGACTTGTCGTACTCCTACGGCAACATCGCAGTTCAACTCGCCATGTACGCGAACGCTGACTGGATGTACAACTGGAAGACAGGCGAACGCACACCGATGCCAGCCATCGACAAAACCGTTGGCATCATCTGCCACCTCCCAGCAGGTGACGCAACAGTTGCCTTTCACGAAGTCAACCTTGTCGCAGGATGGGAAGCAGCCAAACAATCATTCACCACACGTGAATGGCGCAAACGCAAAGACCTATTCAAGCCCTACACATTCTCCGACAAACCACGAACCGTGACCCCACCCAAAGCCGTACCAACCAAAGTTGTTGAAACAACCAAGTCGTTGACAGCGCGTGCAGGTTGGATGAAGGCACGAATCCAAGCCCTGACGGTACCGGCACAGAAGATGCTGG